CGGATTATGCAATACTAATGGCTACTAAGTACGCTTCTGGTAAATATTCAATCGCTGAGTGCGATCGTTGCGGTCAGCGGTATAAGCTGAAAGAGCTTAGAAAACTGGTTATTAAAACTAAGTTGGTTAGCATTAAGGTTTGTCCCTCATGCTGGGAACCCGATCAGCCGCAGTTAAGCCTTGGCTTATACCCAGTTTTTGATCCACAAGCAGTAAGAGAACCTCGCCCAGACAACAGTTATCAAACATCAGGATTAGGTGTTGATGGGTATCAAGGTGAAGGTAGTCGAGTGTTTCAGTGGGGTTGGAACCCAACCGGTGGATCACGAGCAAGTGATGCAGGGCTAACACCGAATTATTTAGTGGCGACAACTTCTGTCGGCACAGTTACAATCACAGTATCTTAGGAGTACAGCATGGCATACAAATCAGCAGCAGACGGCATTACTAAATCAGGCAAAACCAAAGGTAAAAACTTAGGTGACGACGGTGCTAAAAAAGGCATCGACGGCGACGTTGCTAAAGGTGGTAAAGCAAAAACCGTCACTAACCAAAACCTCCGTAAATTCGGTCGCAATATGGCCCGAGCTAAAAACCAAGGTGGCAAATAATGGCTAAAGAAAACAAACCTGCATCAGCTTATGCTGGTCGTTACAAAGAAGTCGATATGAAAGGTGTTGTTACTAAGTCTGGTAATGGTATCTCTGAGCTGAATATCTCTGCCGGTAACGTGGGTAAGTATAACTATGCACCAGAAAAAACTGATGGCATTAAAATCCGTGGCACAGGTGCTGCAACAAAAGGCGTGAAGGCTAGAGGGCCTTTAGCATAGGACTATACCACTATGATGACCTACACCCAGCTTTGTACAAACATTCAAGACTACGTTGAGAATAGTTTTTCTGCAGACCAACTTGCGAATTTTACTCAGCAAGCGGAACAGCGTATCTATAATTCTGTGCAGTTACCTGCATTGCGCAAAACAGCTACGCTGACTGCAACCTCAAGTAGCCCGTACCTAAACTGCCCTAATGACTACTTATCTACGTTTTCTTTGGCTGTTATTGATGCGCTGGGTGATTATTATTTCCTATTGGATAAAGATGTAAGTTACATCCGTGAGGCATACCCTAGCGCAGCTACAACGGCTCAACCCAAATACTATGCATTGTTTGGAGGTCAAGTGGCTGATGACGCAGAACTTAGGTTTATATTAGGGCCGACGCCTAACAGTGCGTACAGTTTAGAGCTTCAGTATTTCTATTATCCAGAGTCTATTGTTACTGCAGGACAGACATGGTTAGGTGATAACTTTGATTCCGCTTTATTGTGGGGTTCAATTGTTGAAGCGTATCACTTCTTAAAAGGTGAACCTGACTTGTTAGTCGCATACCAAAAACGTTATGACGATGCATTAGCCTTGCTGAAAATGTTGGGTGACGGGAAAGAGCGTGGTGATGCATATCGTGACGGTCAAGTTAAACTGAAGGTGATGTAAGATGAGCTTAGTTCAGACACAAACCACAAGCTTTAAGGTTGAGCTGCCGCAAGCAGTACACAACCTATTAACGGATAACATTTACATCGCCCTGTACACAGCTGATGCAAGCTTAGATCAAACCACAACAGTGTATACAGCAACGGGTGAAGTGGTTGCGTCAGGATACACTGCAGGTGGACAGAGGCTCTTGTCTCCAAGCATCGGGTCATCAGGCGGTACAGCCTACGTAGATTTTGCAGATCCTTCATGGAGTGCGGCTATTACAGCACGTGGGGCATTAATCTATAATGCAAGTAAAAGTAACAAGTCTATTGCAGTGCTGGACTTTGGTGCAGATAAATCATCGACACAAACATTCGTTGTGACTTTTCCAGCTAATACTGCAGATAGCGCGATATTGCGGTTTTCAAATTAAGGACATCATAGATGGCTAACACATACTCCTCAAGCTTACGGCTGATTATCCAGCAAGACGGGACCAACCAAGGTACTTGGGGTGGTTATACCAACACGAATATTGCCTCCTTAATCGAACAAGCGATTACAGGCGTAGGTGCTATTACCGTGTCAGGTTCATCTAACTATACGCTGACTGTAACCAATGGTGCTTCTGACGAGGCGCGTAATGCTGTATTAAACATAACAGGCACACTAACTGCGGCGATCAATGTGATCTGCCCTACTGCAGCTAAGACGTATATCGTTAAGAACGGCACAACAGGTGGGTTTGCTATTACATTAAAGACTTCAGCAGGTACCGGTATTTCCGTGCCTAATGGGGAGACAACTTTTTTATATTGTGATGGGACTAATGTTGTTCGGTCTTTATCAGCGATTAGCGGTATCCCCGGTGCATTTACAACTTTAAGTGCGTCAGGTACAGTTTCAGGTGTAGGGTTTAGCAACTACTTAGCCTCTCCACCAGCTATCGGTGGGACTGCGGCGGCGGCGGGGGCTTTCACAACTTTAACATACACTGGCACTTTAACTGGTTCAACTGGCGTGATGAACATTGGCGCAGGTCAAATCTATAAAGATGTTAGTGGGAATTTGGGAATTGGTACGAGTTCGCCAAGTGGTTGGGGTTCAAGATTATCCGTGATTGGTAATGGTGACCAACACGGTATTTATAGCCAATGTACCAGCGTAACTGCGTCAGGTTATTACGGAGTAGTTGGTCAAACAGACGCCTCATCTGCATATGCATCTGGTGGTGTTGAAGGTATTTCGATTAACAGTAATACGTATGGTATTTTGGGGTATTGGACAGGCTCTGCATATTGGTCTTTATATGGTAATGGTAGTGCATATTTAACTGGTACTTATCAAGGCTCTGATGAACGACTAAAAGAAAATATTAAACCAATAGTGGGGTCTTTGGATAAAATCGCCAATCTAAACCCAGTCAGTTTTAATTGGAAAGAAAAAACTGACCAACATAAAAACGGATTAGATGCTGATGTTGGTTTAATTGCTCAAGAAGTGCTACCTATTTTTCCCGATATTGTGAAAGAGATTGATGCACATGTAACTAGGGAAGGTAACGAGCCGACTATAAATGAGGAACTAGGTAAATTTTATACTATTGAGTATACCCGATTAATACCTCATTTGATTGCAGCTATTAAAGAACTAACCGCAAGACTTGAAACCCTAGAAGGTAAATAGAATGGGTACAAGCGTCACTAGGCGCTAAAGCCGTTGCCGCTACAGAAGCAAATGTACTGCAACAAATTGAAAACCAAATAAATCCACCTATCGTAACACCTGCGTTACCTTGGGCTTAAAATCAGGAAAGATGATGAAATTAGATTTAACTTTAGAAGAAGTAAACGGCGTTTTAGTGGGTTTAGGCCATTTGTCTTATACTCTAGTGCAACCTTTGATTGATAAAATTAGAGAACAAGTTGCCCCACAAATGCAAACTGAAAGCGAAGCTACTAAAGCCGAACCAATAGAGGATGTTTATGTCTAAATTTATAGAAATCCTCATCCAACCCTCAACATGGCGCGGGTTTGTTTGGATATTAACTGCTATTGGCATTAACTTGAACCCTGAGCAGTCGCAAGCAGTTATCACTGCAGGTATGGGCGTAGCCGGCATCATAGGCGCGTTTACTTCGGATAAATAGTGGAAGCTGGAATAACAGTTAAGCTGTTTGGTGCGATAGCCGGTTTCTTCGGAGGTTTGTCACTATCATTCTTCTTTCAACCTGCAGCGTTGCATAAACACGGTCAATTAACTGCCGGGATGATTATTGGTGGGATTAGCGTTGCAGCGTCGTTCACATTAGGCGGAGTTGTATGCCGATCTTTAGGGCTAGACGGCAATGATATTGATACTGTAATGGGTGTTGGATTCTCTATCGGTTTACTTGGCGTGGGTGTGATTGGCTTTGTGGGTAATTTCTTCAGCAATCGTGAAGGTAAGGACATCCTAGAAGTTGCAACAGAACTACGAGACGTTAAGAAATCATCACCCAAACCTACTACAAGAAAAGCCCCAATACGGAGAAAACGAAATGGGTGAACACTCTATAGTGTTGCTAATGACAACACTTAATTTTATGGGTGCTATGATTTGTTTCGCGGGTGCTTTATCACCGCGCATGAGAACTTTCCCTAAGTGGCATACCATCGGGCTACTAGCATGTTTAATTGGATTGCTAGCGCAGGTCGGTATCAACCTTGAGTTTTTACTTGCTGAGGGTCCAAGCCCTTATGCACATATAGGATTGCAACCATTCAAAGACTTGGGTATTGATATAATAGCGTTTACTTATGGGGGTCGTGGGATTCTTATGTGGTTAGACTCTCGAAAGCAACCAGAACCTCCTGTAAAACCTGTGCGTAAAGCACCACCTAAACCAACACCGGTAAAACGTAATGTCAAAAAAGTTGAGTGAACACTTCACCCTTGAAGAATTAACTGTGTCAGATACGGCTAAACAAAAAGGACTTAACAACACCCCTAAAGGTGAAGCATTAGAAAACCTAACCCGACTAGCTGAATTCTTAGAAGATGTCCGTGCTTTGTTTGGTAGACCGATTACAATTAACTCCGCGTACCGTGGTCCTGAAGTAAATGCTGCTGTTGGTGGTGCTAAGAAGTCAGATCATATGGATGGTAGAGCCGCTGACATTCGAGTTAAGGATGTTTCTGTTGATGAAGTAGTCCATGCAATTATCGGTTCAGACTTGCCTTATGATAAAGTAATCAAAGAATTTGCAGACTCAAAAACGGGCGGTTGGACACATTTGTCCATTGCTGAAAAAGGTGCTGTCCCACGCAAAATGAAACTGACAATCGACAGTAAAGGTCAACGTCCTTACGAGGGGTAAACCGTGATAAAAAAGCTGGTCTACAAGAGTGGAGTTAACCGTGAAAACACCCGTTTTTACACAGAAGGGGGCTACTATGACTGCGATAAAATCCGCTTTCGTCAAGGTACGCCTCAAACTATCGGTGGTTGGGAACAGATCTCGCCCTATAGATACTTAGGTGTATGTCGCTCGTTATGGAACTGGGAAACACTTAGCTTCATTAACTTTACGGGTGTTGGCACTAACTTAAAGTTTTATATCATGCAGGGTGGTGGGTACTACGACATCACACCTATCCGTTCACAGCAAGCTTTATCAAACCCATTCACTGCATCAAACGGCTCAACCACTATTACGGTTAACGCAGTAGCACACGGTGCTATAGATGGCGACTTTGTGACTTTCAATGGGGCAACGGGTTTAGGGGGTAACATCTCAGCAGCGGTACTGAATGGCATAAACTTTCAAATTACCTATGTTGATGCTGATAACTACACAATCACAGTAAGTACACCTGCTAGTCCTGCAGATACGGGGCACGGTGGCACAGCGGTCAACGCTGTTTACGAAATCCATGTAGGTGCCGAAACCGTTGTGTCTATGTCAGGATGGGGCGCTGGCGCTTGGGGTTCAGGCACTTGGGGTTACAGCTTAACCTCTAATAATCCTATGCGGTTGTGGTCACAAGGCAACTTTGGTGAAGACTTAGTTTTCGGTCCTCGTGGTGGGGCGATGTATTACTACAATGCAAGCCAAGGCATTAACCCGATTTCTGCGGCGATTTCTATCGCGTCACCTGCTGTCGTTAGTGCCATTAATACATTGGTCGACTATGATCCTGTGTGCTTTACAACGACTGGTGCTTTACCTACAGGGCTAACTGCAGGTGTGACTTACTATGCACGTAACGTAACAGGTACTCAATTTAACGTATCAACTACACCAACAGGTGCTTTGATTACTACAACAGGAACCCAGTCAGGCAGCCAAGCGCTATCTATTAGGGGTGTGGCGTTAACTTCACTTTACGGAGCTTCAAGTGTACCGGTTGTTCAAAATTACCTCATGGTCTCCGACATTTATCGGTTTGTGTTTGCTTTTGGTTGCAACGATTATGGTAGCACTGACCAAAACCCATTGTTGATTAGGTGGTCAGACCAAGAAGATGTGACAAACTGGACTCCATCTGCGACCAATCAAGCAGGTAGTTTACTGTTATCTCGTGGTTCTAAGATTGTTACGGCTACTCAAACTCGCCAAGAGATTCTCGTATTTACTGATACAAGTGTGTATGCCCTGCAGTATTTAGGTCCTCCATATGTTTGGGGTTCTCAGATCATGGGTGCCAATATCTCAATTATTAGTCAGAACTGCGTGTCTCAAGCAGCGGATGTTGTGTATTGGATGGGTTATGACAAGTTCTATAAATATGACGGTAGAACGCAAACCTTACGTTGTGACATTAAAGAGTACATCTTTAGTGATATTAATCTTGAGCAGTCTGACCAAATCTTCAGCGGTACAGTAGAAAGATTCAATGAGATATGGTGGTTTTATCCTTCAGCGGGTAGCACTGTGGTCGACAAGTATGCGGTTTATAACTACCTAGAAGACATCTGGTATTACGGTACTATGGGTAGAACTGCATGGATAGACACGGGGGTTTTAACTGACCCGTTAGCAGCAACCTACACTAATAACTTAGTGTTTCAAGAGTACGGCTTAGATGATAACGAGACGGGTACTGCGGCACCAATACATGCCTATATCACTACCTCTGAATTTGAGTTGATGCAAGAAGGACATCAGTTTGGCTTTGTTCGCCGTATTATTCCTGACTTAACCTTTAGAGGGTCTACTGCTGAAAGCCCATCAGCAACATTGACTGTTATCCCGCTTAATAACTCAGGCTCTGGGTATACGGATCCACCTTCGGTTGGCGGTGTTGATAATGGGTTAGTTACGCGGTCGGCTGTACTGCCTATTGAAGCCTATACGGAGTATCTGTATATCAGAGTGCGTGGGCGTCAGTTTGCCTTTAAGATGGAGTCTAACCAGTTAGGCGTGGCGTGGCAGATGGGTGCTATGCGTTGGGAAGTTAAGGCTGATGGCCGGAGAAGTACATAATGGCTACCACCACTAATATCATCAGAAACCCTGCG